AGGAACTCAAAGAGACACACAAGGCACTGGCTGAAGAGGCAAGCAAATTCATGTTGTGGTGTTCCCGAATGGCGAGCGCAAAAGCACAAGTAAAATTCTGTGAAACAAATACTCATGACCATTATTACATCGTGAATGTAATCCCGGAACTGGAGAAGCCAAGGGGTACACTGGACAAATTCATGGTTTCACTCTATGAATCAGTCGCCAGGACTCTTCCCGATAGATGGGAATTGAACGACAGGCTGTCATTCCGCAAGACCTTCGGCGGCATTGATCGACTGATAAAAGCGCCGGAGAACATCCAGGTACTTACCGCCTATCTGCAAAACGAACTGAATCTTTTACTGGACACCGATCGCCGCATGGAAGTCCTGCTGGCTGCGGATAAGGCGGAGAAGAAAGTCACCGGCCCGGACGTAAGGGATTAAAGCAAGGGGGGCGGAGTTTCCGCTCCCCTCTTTTCTCTGGTGAAAGATAACTATTATAATAGGTAAGTATCCCACGACACCCAGTAACTAAAACAAAGGAGAAAAGGAAATGAAATGGAAATAAAAATTTGTGATTGCATTAAGACATTAGCAAAAGCCGGTTTTGTTCAGCCTAATTTGTTGAAACCAGATGATTTTTACCTTCCACAAATATCTGGTGGAAAGCTCGGTAAACACAATATTCGTATAAACTATTGTCCTATCTGTGGAAGGAAATTAGCGGAATTTCCATCAATAACAGGGCGGGCGGAGATATCGCGGCTATAAATAAAGTTTAGGAAGTGGGTATGGGCAGACCAAAAATGATACCAAAGGTTATTAGAACCGAAAGACAGCAGAAAATTAATGATATCATATACGCTGTTATCGCCTGGAATTTCCCTGACACCCTCGGTAAAGGAAACAGGCAATTACACCCAGACGCCGCAATTAAAGAAATTGAAAAGTTATTTGACGGAAGTGAGAAATGAAAAAGTATCATTTATGTCTAAAAAAAGAACAATGCAATTTACAGTTTGAAGCTCCACCCCCGTTTGGGAAGTATAACGGTTGCAAGCTCACGCAGGGGAAATGTAAGGAACAAGGGTGTCAAATAGTAATGCCTGAAAATGACAAAGAGGCTGATGGACACTTAATCATTGATGCTATTGAGGGTAAATTTTAGGGAAGTTTACTGGGTATGGAGGGATACTTACCTTATAATAAATGCTTGACTTTCCAGACATTTAGGAGTATTCTGTCTAGTATGAACGCAGAAGAAATTAAGTCAATCAGGAAGAAACTTGGCATCACTCAAGAGGAAATGGCAAGGAGGCTTAAATGCACCGGAAGAACTGTTAGCCGTTTGGAAAATCAGGAAAGCAGGCCGACTAAAGTAATGATAAAACGAATCAACCGCCAGAAAGCAAAGATTGGGGTGTAACATGGAAGAAGCACCGAAAAGATACAGAGGGCCGGTACACGGGCTAAGAAGTTTTGATTCGGGAGGGATTATAACAGTCTATGATGCAAAAACCATGAAGATAAAACGGCATGAGGAATCAAAGTCTTTCGAGGAAATCATAAAAGTCAAGAAAGAACGATACAATAAATATAGGTAAGTATCCCATGACAGCCAGTAGGAGGAAAGAATGATACCAGTTAAATTCAAGGGACAAAATAAAACATATGCAGAAAACCAGCCTGAATATATCCCATTGCCCGTGCATGAGGATAAAGATGGAACCGTCACAAGTTGTTGGCAATTCTCGTTTATAGAACGGTTAAAGATACTGTTCGGGGCAAAACTTTTCTGGCAACAATTAACATTTAAAAGACCACTACAGCCCGTTAAGCCAAGCATAGGGAATAACCCAGTAGGAGGCTGAAATGAGAGAATTGAAATTCAGAGCATGGAACAAAGAACTTGGCGAAATGTGGATAGGGGGCTATGTTCAATTCGACACTGGTAACATCTGGTTTGATAATGAAGATGGTGACATGTTTGAGTACACACAGGCAGAATTTCCTCTCATGCAATACACAGGATTAAAGGACAAGAACGGCAAGGAAATTTATGAAGGGGATATTCTAAATGACAAGAGGAACAAAAGGAGAAAATATAAAGTTGTTTTTGACGATGGAACTTTATTCTGTGTTTCTTTATCTGATGGTATTTTACCAGAAGGTTTTAATATGCATCGTCTTACTAAGCAGAATGTACAAAGGTTACATGAAGTTATCGGTAACATTTACGAAAACCCAGAGTTACTGGGTGCGAAGGGATAGTTACCTAAAAGAATCGCAATGTGCCGAGCTAGCAAACAATAAAAAACGAAGGGAGATAAATAAAATGGTATTACCAAATGAAAACGAAGTACAATCCACTGCGGTCATTAACATCGCGCCAAGCAAAGACCTTGATGTTCAATCCTTAACTACGGAGATTCTGCGGTTACGTGATTTCTCAAAGACTCTCCAGGTTGCCACCAAAGAAGATGTTGCGGCAGCCACCAATGACCTGTCAATCATGGCGAATCTCAAGAAGGCTGTTATCGCCAAACACCGTGAATATAAGGAACCCATCGAGGCGTATCTTAAACCCATCAATGAAGTCTTCAAAATGCTTATATCTTTTGTGGACGAGGCCACGGGCAATTATAAGAACAAAGTCCTTGCGTATCATGCGGAGATAGACCGTAAGGCAAGAGAGGCTGCGGAAATTGCCAGGATGGAAGCCGAAGCCGCCACCCGTAAAGCAGTCCTTGAGGGCAAAGAGGCACCGGCTCCCATTGAACCACTACCAGCACCGACACCGGCAGCACCAGTCCGGGCAGAGGCCGGGACTTCTAATATCATGTACACATGGAAGTATCGCGTCATAGATATGGCACTTGTACCAGATGCTTACAAGATAATTGACGCGGCTCAACTCAATACAATAGCCCGGTCACACCACGACACCAAACCCATTCCCGGTATTGAGTTTTACAAAGAGTCAACCTTGAGAGTCGAGGCCAAGAAATAGGAGGATTATCATGGCGACAAAAATAGAGTACATTCGAGAGTGCAAAGAGGTTTGGAGGAAAATCAAAGCCTCTGGCCTGTCTAAAGATGAGTGGCTGGAAACAGAGGATGGGAAGATGTTCCTAGTGTCGGAGTATGAAAATGACTGCCCTTTATGCGAAGGGTTCCTTAATTATTCGAAAAACGATAAATTCAGTTCTTCTACCAGTTGCAGGAAATGCCCCCTAGTAGAACAGTATGATGGGAATTGTTATGACCTCGGTTACAACGATGACGGAAACTATCCTGATAAATGGTTTGAAGCCATTGAAGGATTAGAAGAGAAATATCATGTTAAACTTCGTGGACGATAAACTTACCCGCCAGCAGATTAACCATAAGTGCCGTGAGAACGTTTGTAGCCAGTGTAACAGTCCGGTAAACGCTTTCTATGACCCAACTACCAAGCGGGTATTTATAGCCTGTAGTCAGTACCATGTATCGCATCATGAGGGTATCATCCGTGAAGCAAGTAATCTAAAAATGAAAGGCATGTCAGTATTAAATCAAATAGACAGGAGAGAAAAAATGGTAAATCAGTACGGTAAAGAAAAAGTCACTGCACTCCAGAGGTACGAGGGGTTAACATCACTCACCAAAGAAGATGCCACACAATCGTAAAGACCATCTGGCCCGGCGCTACCGGCGCGGAAGTATTCAAAGCGATCAATGTCTGCGTAACCTACGCATTGAATCCCTTAATGAAGCATGTCTACCTTGTCCCGTTTGAAAACAAGAAGACCGGCAAAGATGAATATGTCTGTGTCCTGGGGATTGGCGCAACACGCCTTATCGCTTCCCGGAAACACAAGTACAGTTATCTTGACGATTCCCCGCGCATTATGAACGATGCCGAGGAAATCAAGAAATACGGCAAACTGGACAAGACTAAAATTCGATTCGTTACCAAGCTCAAGGATATCCAAAGTGGCGCGGAAGCGTCAGGATGGGGAGAGATATCAGCCAATGCCACGGTTTACGGCGGAGACAAAGGTAACTCCAGAGAGAACCTTGCCGCTATCCGCAGCGAACGTCAGGCGCTTGACCGGCTGTATCCTGCCGATATGCCTGGTGCCGATATCCCGGTGATGGATGATAACTATATCGAGGGCGAGGCCACGGTGATTGTAGAACCTAAGCAGGATCCCCCCGGTCCGGAGACAGAGATTCCCACCCCGAAAGCAGAACCGGAGAAACCCGCGGCGTCGGTAGAACCCGCCAAGCAGACGAGGGACCCGAAGTCCAAGATAACCAAAGCCGATGCCGATGGTGTCCTTTACCTGATGGAACAAGCGAATATCAAGCCAACCCAACTCGGTGAAATCATGGCAAAAGAACTGAAGTGGAAACCTGTACCAGCCAAGATAGCCGAAATTACCGTGGCACAATACGATGAACTGATACCCTACCTCAAGAGGGCATCCGGCAGAGAATAAATAGAGAAAGGATTAACAACTGAATAATGAACTTTGCTGGTAGTCGAGAGAATCAACTCATTGTCTTGAGAAAAGACCTACCGGGGATAATCGCTTCTCAAAGATGGGATTCAATTCGTCAGGTAGTTAAATGCTAGGGCAAGAGTCCTGTAGAGCCAGCAAAAATGCTTGAGACGAAAGCCTAGACGAGGTTATTCCTAACTATAAGTGGATGGTAGTCTCAAGTAGTCCAGCCACCCTGAAAAGGGCGAGGATAGCATCGGTGCTGTGGGTTAAGAAGTCTATCTAACAGATACCGTTTCCTAAATATTGCACTGGCTGGACAAGTCCGGTTACTTGAAAGAGTCGCCAAGCGTCTTAAGTAGAGCGCAGGGTAAGGTAGTGGATTCTCGGTAATGTATCCCGACTGCCCACTACTAACCGGACAACAGAACGGGGTGACAAATGCTGAAACACGCATAGTGCGAGGGTTAACACTGAACGCAGCCCCGTTCACTAGAAGGGAATTAGGGGTAATCATCATTACAGGTGATTAATGGACAGAACGTTCCCAGCCCCTAATTCCTGATTAAGAAAGGGAGGTAGCACAGCACTAAATCTTTTACTCTGCTCTTGAGGTTCGGTACCACTCAAGGGCAGGAATAAAGGGAGTAGTAAACAAGCTACCGCCAAAATAGGGGTTTTTTTATTTGGTAAGTATCCCTTGAAGTACAGTAGGAGGCTAAGATGTCACATCAGACAATAGCAGATGCATTAGCACCAACAGTAGAGGCTTATAAAGAAAAGGTCATGCAACATACATGGGGTCATTTAGCTCCCAAAAAGGCTAAGAGCTATCATGGTGAGATTGTTTTTGTTCTTAGCGAGTATGGCGATTATACACCTATTTCAACCCATTTTGATGGGCTTGACGATTCACCTTGGTTTTTTCAGGACATGCTAGATTTCATAGCGGATAATGCCCAAGAGCATGGGGTTATTTATAGATTCAGCGGGGAGTATCGCAATCACCATTTCAAGGGAATTGTTTTGAAGTTACTGGATGTGAAGGGATAGTTACCTAACCTTAAAGAGATAGGAAAATGATATGGATATTACAGATAGGGAGATAAGAAATTGGTAAAGATGGAAGTGAGATTGCCTCCAAATGACGATGAGGCGGAAGAAGCGGTAATCGGCAGCCTGCTGATAAATGGAGACAGTATCGAGCAGGTAGCCAACTTTCTGAAGCCGTCTGATTTCTATTATGAAGCAAACCGTTGGCTTTATGAGGCGGCTCTGGCGCTTTATCATCGCAGAGAGGGCATCAATCAGGTAACGATGGCGCAGGAACTCACGCGGGTAGACCGTCTTGAGGCCTGCGGAGGCACTGCGAAACTTAGCTATCTGATTTCTCAATGCCCTACCTCGCTTGATATTGAGCATTACGCCAACATCGTGACGAGACTCTCCACGGCCAGGCAGTTGATTATCGCCGGCGATAGGATAACTGCAATAGGTTACGAGTCCGGACCCGATGCTTCAGCCAGTCTGGAGAAAGCAGAGTTAGTTTTGACATCTCTGCGTAAAACTAACGGCAAGACGGACTTGATTACTCCGCATGACCGCGCTGACAAAATGATGGAACGATATAACAATTTGAGAAATCTGGACACATCCCCATCAATACCAACAGGATTTAGAAATTTGGATGCTATATTCGGTGGTGGTCAAATGCCAGGAGAGTTATATGTCTGGAACGCTCATTCAAAATTAGGCAAGACTACACTGGCGCAGGATATCGCTATCAACCAAAGCCAACACGGTGATATCCTTTTCTGTTCAGGGGAAATGACAGATGATGCCTTGGGAGATAAAGAGATTGCGAAAATAGCCGGATGTAGCGTTATACAAATACGCACAGGACAATATGATGATAAACTTTGGGAAAAGATTTTAGATGGTATAGGCTCTATATCAGAACGCAAGATATTTATTTTAGCCCCGCCTTTAAATATCGCACGGATCAGACAGACAGCCTATACCATGGCCTCCAAGTATAACCTGAAAGTAATCTGGATTGACTATCTCCAGAAGATTGAACTCTTCGGCACCAAAGATGAACAGGTCTACCGGAAGCTCGGAAATATAACCGCAGACCTATCTTTACTGGCAAAAGAATTAAAAGTATCGGTGAATATATTATCCCAGGTTAACGGAAAGATTGATGAGAGAGACAACAAACGCCCTGATATTGGGGATGTGTACGAAAGTAACAAAATCACTCATGACGCGGACTGGAATCTTTTTATACATCGGTTTGATAAATACTACACAAAGGAAGAGTGGGAAGCATATTGGCCTAATCTCCGTGATAGAGCAAAAAGAGGATGGGATATCCCAAAGGGGTTATACAGTTCAACTTTCCCAAAGAATATCACGGAGATTATTCTTGATGGCTCACGCTTCTCAACTGACTCAAGAAAAATATGCCAGATAGTCTGGAATGAAAGTATGCAGTCCTATCAGAATATGTACCATGAATCTGAAGGGCAGCAGGGGAGTTTGGACTAATGAAAACGATTGAAGCAATTATCTATGTTGTCCCAACACCCAAGGGCAGAGCCCGGGTTGCCGTTATCGGCGGTCATGCCAGAGCCTACACACCGGCTAAGACTCGCAAAGCGGAGAATGATATATCTTATGCTATCCGCCAACAGTGCATGGGGCAGGGAACGTTTGATGCCGGCGTACCTCTAACGCTTTATGCGAAGTTCTTTATCGATAAACCGAAGAGCGCACCAAAGAAGATGACGGCACCTGTCCATCGGCCCGACCTCGATAACTACGTCAAACTTTTACTGGATGCACTCAATAAATTCGTTATCCCGGATGACAGTCAGGTCGTAAACATGCACATTAAAAAGTGCTTCGGGTCCCCACCGCGGATCGAACTTATAATAACGGAGGGACTGGAATGAATGGGATACAAAAAATATTAAAGGAGGCCCACCATGACCATAATTGATTGATGCTTCGGGGTGTTTATGGTCTTATTGTTCGGATTATACTGTATTGCGATAGGAGGTTCAATATGAAAAACGATAATTTATCACCGGCTTTCCAAAAGGCATTGAGAGAACTGGATGAGGTATTGGAAGAGGTACAGGAAACTCACAAGGCCGCAGCGTTCTCTGACGGACTTGCCGATGCCACGGAGAGAATCAGTAAGATATACCAGAAGGGAGTTAAACGTGAGGGGTAAAGTAGCAAAGAAACTACGGAAAATTGGCAAGCATGACTGGATAGAATACTACCTGGCCATGCAAAATTGGGAATTCTCCGCTCGGTGGAGATTCTGCTGGAAGTTATTATTTGGGAAGAGAGGTAAAAAGAAACATGGTAAATAGTACAAGACGTAACAGAACAATCAAATTACTCACTTTTGTTGCTATCCTTGGCGCCATTGAAAGATTCGGCAATATGCTCGGATTCGGTGGCAGTCCCGGGTGGTCAAGTTCCCCGGCTCATATCGGCGGCGCCGGACACCATCATCATTATCGCTTCCGCGCTCATGCGCCGGGGGATGGACGCTGGCACATGAAATACCATCGTAATAGACATTAAGGGAGTATTCACGTGATGGACTTTGCGACTGGCCTTACCGCTCGGACATGACACCGGAACAGATAAGAGAAAAAACACAGGTAATGAGGGAGGGAAAATGAATAACGTACATGAACTAGCAGAGATAATGGGAAAAGAAACTCCTCCATGCGCTAACGGTGGTTTATGCTCGTTAGATATTACAGGATGTCTTTCATGTCTAAGGAATTTATATGCTAAAGCCATTCTGGACGATGGTTACACCAAGCCAGTACCTATCAGCCAGCCAGTGGAAATGAAGCTGATTAGTGATGATGAAATAGAAAAAGTTTGGATGGGTGCTCTAAAAGAAAATCCTCATTGGGAAGTTGATGCTGTAGGATTATTTAAGGTAGTAGCCCAAGCCCAACTCGCCGCCGACCAACAGGCCGCTTCTATCCAACTATCCCAGGAACGGGCAAAGGAAAAGGATGCGGTAAGGGAGGAACGGGAACGGATTATAGAATATTTACGAACAGAAGAAAAATGTCCTAACAATATACTTCCAGAGAAATGCTCACGAATAGATTGCAAAGAGTGTTGGTTGGAAGCCCTTAAAGAGAAAGGTGAATGATTTAAACCACCACCAGAGCCTCTAGGATGAGTGTTACACATAGTTGAAAGGAGTTTATGCAGAATACGTCAATACTGTCAGTTCCCATCGCTATACGTATTCCTACAGATGTTTACTTTAAACTGGAAAGCCATATTAAACGCCACGCGCCTCCAGGGGGACTATTGGACAAAGAAATACGTAGTAGGGTAAATTCTAGGGCTAGAAAAATAATTATTACTACTGTCAGACATGACGAGGGACGCAAGAGATAGTTGATTACTTTCCTTTCCAGATATTATTCGGCGGGGAATATACAAAAAGTACGTGAACAAACAGCCACAGTAAGAACGCTTCAAGGATAACGTACCACCATGATACCAGCAGGCAGACAGTCCAGACTCCGAGTAACGTACCAAGAGATAGAACCCACCAGAGTAATCCCATCCGTTCCTTTGACCGGCGCAACATGAAGGTAATCTTCTCCCTGTCATCAGGAGTTTGGGAGTCGTTATCTTTATCCGGGAAACCCAGGAACCATAGTATCCAGTAATAAGCGCTCTCTAGCCACTTGAACATTTACTTTGCCTCCGGTGTCCCGTTTTTCTTGATTGACTTAAAACCATAATATGCTACTACGGCCACTACGAGAGCTTCCATCGCCGTGGGTGTATCCCTTCCCATTATCACTAAATAGAGATAACAACCGATGATGGCTAAACCAATGAGATTCTGTGCTACTTCGTCAATCCAAGTCCATTTATTCATTATCGTTCCTTCATGAGAAACTTCATTTGAGTTTGCAGTTCTGTTTGATTTTTTATGATGGTATCCAACTTGCCATTGATGGTTTGATACTCACCTTCGATACCGCTGGTCCTGTCTTCAACGGCATTTACACGAGAATTAAGAGTACCCCAAGTAACGCCAAAAGTTAACAACAGCACAATTATTGTAATGGTTATGCTCACCCATGCGGCCTTGTCTTTCATGATTCTGCCTTTCTAACCCATAAGGTTATCATCCAGTTCGTCAACAACTTCGGTAGGCGCTTGTTCTTTGGCAGTCTCGGTTTTTGCTTCCCGGGCCCTTCGTATTTCATCAGATATCAATATATCCTGGAGAATAATGATTGCTTGCCGGGCCGGGATGTTTCCTGAAAAGACGGCTTCCTTTGTTTCTGGTTTAAAAGCAAAAGAAAAAATCAACATTTTATTTCACCGCTTTCTTTTTAATCGCTGTCTTTAAGGTGGTAAAGTGTTCGTCACTTATCGCGCCGGAAAAGTAATGCTCGGTCTTCTTGATTGTACCAGATAAACTACCACCGCAAAAGCCACAGAAGTTATCTGTATCGCCAACAGGATGACGGCACTCGGAACATACTAACTGTTCCTGAATAGAATCTTCAGTCACCGGAACACCACAGGTACGGCAGAAAGCATCCATCTTGCCAATAGGATGCTCATGATCAATAGGAACTTTAACTATGTTCTCCAGTTTAATTTTCATATTATCTCCTTATGAATTGTCCAAAGCGTAATGCCAGGCACCTGACCTGTACCACCAGAAAGATGTCTCAGCGGCCAAAAGTGAACCATCCTCATCAATACCACCAGCTGTATAGGTCGGGACAACTACGCCATAAATTCCATAGACCACACCTTGAGCCTCTATATCCGATGTAGCATAAAGGGTACCTTGCACTACTAATGATGAGCTTACTGTAGCGATATATCCGCTAAATGGAGTAATTTGCAAGTTTCCACTGGAGTTTACCCCAATGGTTGCAAGATATAAACTATTGTACCTGAATTGTAATGAGGATATGCCGTTTATGGCAATACCCGTACTGTCAAGTAAAACACTCCCGCCTCCGGCATAGAGTTTGCCATCTGTACCAATGTAGATTTGTAAACCGGTTGAACCCCATGCTTCTGCGTGTTCATAGGTATCGTAAGTCCTCAAGGATATCTGTCCGCCGTAAAGTCCTATACCGTGTTCGGCATCAATGATAACGCCGGTTTCGTTGTACCATTCGCCGTCTTTAACGGTGGAAGAGGTTAATACTATATACCCGCCGCTGATTTCAGTTGCCAGAACTTTCTTGTAGGTTGTACCATCGTCAATATCATCCATGGTATAGAGCAGGATGTTATCGGCGGTCAAATTCTCGATATAACCGTCAAGGGCATAAAGACGCTCGAAGGATTGTTCACCAGAATTACCAAGGCCGCCGGGACTTGTCTCGGTTATCGGCTCACCGGCGGGGAACCAGTTACCGAAGCCCAAAGACATTTGATATTCCGGAGTATCCCCCAGGTTGTTATAGATTCGGCGTATGTATCCGGCATTACCAGTACGGGTATCGCCCTCTCTGGTATCGATAACCCCGATGTAGTCGAACATCTCTTGCCCCACGTTCATTGGTACTTCAAGGAATCCGTAATCCGCAGCCATCTTATACTTAGCTACCATCGCTTCGGCAATATCTTTACCTTGAGCATCGGAAGCGAGATGGCACTCTTCGTATTGGCGGCAGTCATAAATCCCGTTGGAAACGGTTTCTATCGCCTCACCGTAATATTGAGGGTCATCATCTGCCAGACTTGTTACCTGTATGCGGTTGGGAAGCACCAGGCTGTTACGGTATGCCTTGGAGAAGAACTTATGGAAGCCTGTCTGGAGGCGGTAGAGATAATCGTAATTGGTTTGTGTATAACTTGGAGTGTACGTTGTTATAACCAACTGCGCGTATGTCGGGGTAGATATCACACTTATTTCCGAGGAAGGCGTGTAAGTCGTAATGACAATCTGCGCATAGGTAGGGGTTGAGATTTTAACCAAGACTGAATTGGGGGTATAGGTGGTAAAGACTATAGAGGGGTAACCAGCGGTAATAAAAGTAACTTCAACATATACTTGAGTACAATCTGGAGAATATCCAGCGTTTTTAAGAGCTACTCCAATTTGTAGACTATCTATATCTTCCCATGTCCAAGCCAAACTGTTTGAGGGATTAAGATTCCACTGCTGAGAAGTTGTAGTCCACTCTTCATGTACTATGACCTCATCACCATCAGTTACAACGCTATTACACTTTAGTGAAGGCTTAGCTCTACCATTATTATAACCATGACCGCAGCGAATATAGATTTTAATGCTGCTTATTATTCCTGATTCTGTGGAATGGTTAGGTAAAGCATATAAGTCTCTTTGGTAATAAAGAGCCCCAGTAATAACATACGTACCAGCATCATCCGCAACTACCTCATCTACTTTATCCCAATGTTCATCTTCAGATGGTGACTGAGTGCTTATACTTGTCTCATCACCTGCACCATTAGGTCTTAAAGTTAAGGTATTTAATGCAGTAGGTGTAGAAATGATATTTAAAATAGAAGATGGTGAGTAGGTAGTTATAACAAGTTGAGAGTAGGTCGGGGTGGAGAAGGTGATTATTTCTATATCATCAATCCAAGATTCTGATGTGCCAGCGTTATTTGCAAACTGAATTGTATTTGCCCAACTGGCTGTCGTAAACATAACAGCCCCTGTTTTAATTACCGAGCCATTAAGGTAAATATCATAAGTATGCGCCGTCCAGTTGACGTTCCTGATTTCCAATAGATACCAGGTATTGATAGCTACTGTAGCGCCCGTATCCCTTCCAGCGGTATCCCAATACAGTATATGTTCGTCAACGTTCAGGTAAACGTCAATCGCATAAGTACCATTACCATGAAGAAGGAATAATTGAGACGTATCGTCTTTCCTAAAATGAGCAAATATATGTTCATCTGCAACTAGAGGCGTCTTCGAAAATAATGCAAATGGAGTATTAGTCCCATCTCTATACAGCCTCATACAGCGAGTTCCTGCATAATGCTGAGCGGTATCTATTTCACCCTTGCTAGTACCACCGGCAATAACAGTCCAAGTTACAGTACCGCCGGAATCGGCTACAGAATCACCATCTGCGCCCCATTCAAAGTTTTCAAACATCAGTTATCCTTTTACGCTTTTGTTACAGTATATAATCCTTCAGCCGGTGCCGCCACGGCCAGTGTGTTTCCGGTCGTTACCGTCACATCAGCCTCGGTGGAATCCAACAGCCAGTAACACAGGATGTTACCACTAACCTCGTAGATTGCCGCCCACTTAGCCACGATAGACCCGCCTGAAGCTGTCCATACTGGGTCGGTGTCTACATCTACCTTTACAGTGGTCGTACCGGAAAGTGCCAGTGTTACTGCAATACCTCCGGTCGTGTAGCCGTTGCCATTAGCATGTTCGTTAGTCACTCCGGCATAAGTGGTACTCGCTGCACCCAGGTTTGATGTGCTTAGAAAGAGCGCACACTTGTAGGTATCGCCGGACTTCAGCGTACCATCCAGTATCTTAGTAATTCCTTCGTTTGTAAATAGAATCGGGCCGCCTGCTACCATTTTATTGCCTCCTTAACTTAATGTTGGTTCAAATATATGTATATGTCCGTCATTACCGAAACGCATCACGCAGTTGGTATGGTCTAATAACCAGCGCATCTTGGAAAGTCTGGTCTGGTTTTTATAGATTCTAAATGAGTCCTTCGGCGTTACCACGTCAATCAGGTCGTCTTCGCTGTCGTAGTCCACCGTATAAGCCTCACAGTGATTGAAACAGGTTAACGTGGCCCCGGCAATAGCACTGAAAATAGTCTTTATCGTATCGGTATTGGTAGACGCCGGTTGGTAAGCTACACTGGCATGGTCGATAGCCAGTAAGTCCGGTATGCCGATAGCCATTAAATGACATAGAAGAGGCTTCCCCAGTGTGTCTTCAAATTTCTGGTCGATAACCTTCAGGGGAGCGCATGTGGAAGTTTCTACTCCGGCACTCGTTAGGAATCCCCATCCGATTGTCAGTTTATAGCCCTTGAAATCCAGAGAGTCAAAAGCCTTATCGCTGTTATCGAGGGAGACTTCAGCCTTATGGCTCCACGGCCTCTCGATATGTTCCAAGCGTCTTATTTTGGTATAGGTGTAATCGTAGACAGTCGCACTCGGATAGAGATTGAGACTAGCCGTCATCCTCGGAGTGGAGGATGTTTTCATGGCCGCTGTTAAGGTTGAACTTAAAGTCCGCATTTTACTCCACCGTAGGATACCGGATTGTGATATCCGGTTTTACTAGAGATTTCATTTCGTTAATCACCATGCCGAGTTTGTGTTCACCCCAGGTAATGTAATGCGCTACTGTCTGCGCACCGCCCATCGGGATATCATTGACGTACTTGATTGCGATACCGACAGCCAGCCGGGAGGCAACCAGTTCAACCAGTATCCGTTCCATCATGGGAGACAGGCTGGAAGTTCCGGCACCACCCAAGATATGCGCCTGACGGCAGTAAAGACGCGCGGTATCCGTACCATCCGGGGCGAATGAAATATCCATGGTGATTTTATTCTGATGGACTTTGAAGTTGCGAAACCGCATGGGGTCTTTATCAATCTTAAATTCCACCGCCTCGAAGCTCTCTTCGGTCCTGCCATTCAAAAGGGTATTGTAGGCAGTACCACTGATATCCAAGTCCGGCGTACCGGCACTCGGAGTAGCCGTAGCCAGTGTTACATACGGTTTGTAAGACGCTATTTCGACGAGCCCATCGGCAACACCAGCACCGATTTCCGCGGTAGCCCATACAGCATAAGCCGTGTCCTTTAAAGCTGTCGCTACTCTGGCGATTATTTGGTCGAGTGTGTAAACCATGTTAACCTCCTATGGATGCTGGATACTGAAGAACGATGGGGTATTGTCCTTTTTCTCCAGGTCGTACTCGAACTTGCAGTTCGGGCATTTGGTCTTGCCGGTATCCTGAAATTCTGATGGTTTGTCATCGGCGGGTTTAATATCCTTTGTCCTGAAAGTGCCGATAACCACGCCGTCAGCCAGTACCTCGTAAGGCGCTTTGATGATACGTTGCGCCACGGTAAGTTTCTTTTCATCCGTTACTGTTATTTGCTTCATTTTATTTACTCCTTAAAATCCCTGGAACGCTTCCAGTTCGTTATAATCCAGAACATCTGTCCTTACTAAGATTTTACCATACGCGTACTCGGCATAGTCCATTTCTCGCTTGTGTTTCTTTTCCGTGACCTCTTTATCTAGTTCAGTATTGGGGAAAGGACAGGCGTGTGACCAGCCGTAACGTGTTGCATTTATTTCATGTATAAGTTCCCTTGTTTCGCAGATGGTTGCCATGCTTTCCCCTGGCATACCCACGATAAAACTACACTGGCTCTGTATTTTTGCTTCGTGAGTCATACGGATAGCCCGTTTGATTTCATCAACGGTTATTCCTTTGTGCATCCGGTCGAGCATAGCCTGGCAACCGCTTTCAATACCGTAAAAGATATTCCAGACACCGGCCTTAAAAGCGAGATCGAGAAACTCTTTTGTCAGTAGTTTCTCATTTACCCGGCAGGCTATCTTGAAAAGCATTTCCCGGTTGAGTTTCCGGGCGATGATATCATTGAAGATACGGAAGGCCCAATCGTGGTTAAGGTTAAAGGTATCATCCTGGAAGAATATCTCATTGACGCCGTACTGCTTGTGGAGTAGTTCAACTTCATCCACTACAGACTTGGGATTGCGGTAACGTACCTGTTTACCCCAAAAGACCGGCGTATTGCAGAACGTACAGTGGAACGGGCAACCCCGTGAGGCCATGATAGCCGATGAGGGAGACATACCCACAGGGGATATACCGCAGAATTGAGACAGGTCTACCAGAGAGTAATCCGGTATCGGGATATCGTTTATGTTTTTGATATCCGGTTTCTCCCCGATAAACTCAAGGAAAGCGTTTTCACCCTCTCCAATAACCACTTTATCAGCCACGCCATCCCATACTGGCGCGTGGGGACCGCCTACAATGACCTTGGCACCGTAACCCTTGGCGGCATTGGCAATCAGCCTGGCATTCTTTACCTGAAAGGTGTTACATGTAATACCAACGATATCAGGGCTGGATAGGATTAGTTCGTCATCAATGTTATCCACGAAGTCCTGATGGATTATCTGAACCTCATGTCCCCGCTGTTTTGCCAGTGTACCAAGAATCAATAAAGCTCTGGACGGTGTTTCCGGTATGGACCTCCCCATGTTACTGGATGGTTGTATCAATAAAATCTTAGACATTTATGACCTCTTTCTTGACCAAAGTTTTTCTTGCCAGTACGAATAATGAGGTTCCTAGGTAGTACATATTCTCATAACCCTTGCACATCTCCCACATTTTCTTGTATTCGTCCAGTACCATTGGGATACCGGCTTGGGAGAAGATTTTAAGACCGTGGAAGCAGGCCGGTAAGTTACCACGTTTTAAGACAATCTCAAAGCCATGCCGTTCAATCTCTGCCAATAGGCTAAAGGGTGTGTACCCGCGGACATGGAACGTGCCGTCTATCGCCAGTGAATAAGCATTGGGCGTAGTAAGCAGTAAATATCCACCGGTCTTGAGTACACGGTGAATCTCGTTAAAGACTTTTTGCTCATCCGGCACATGCTCAATCAGTTCACGGCAGATAACCACGTCAAAGGTATCCGGCATGAACGGTATGCTTTGAGCGTCAACTGATAAAACTCCCTCATCGGCAATAAGGTCGGTACGGAGAATCGTCTCTGCCTTAATTGCGTCAAGAAATGCCTTTTCTATCCAGAAAGCAGCACCAAGGTCAATGACAGTTTTATCCTCACAAAGATTGCCGAGCATCTCCAGGCAGATTTCGTTACAGTTCAGGTTATACCAGAGGTCAGATTCATAGTCCTTACGTTCTTTATCCGCCCATACTTCATTGGAGATAACGGCATAATCAAGATACATTTTTTGGTAATCGTGGTCAATATTGAAATTATCAACGATTCGCTGATATTCCTTTTGACGCTTTAGTTCTCTTTCGTCTACCATGTTAAAAGACCATCACCTGTATTTAATGTAATATAGGGAATATTCACTACCTTGTGAGATGGGTCTAACCGGAAGTAGCTATTCTGTGGTGTACTGAATAGGCATACGCCGTGTTTAGCTACCCGTTTCATTTCACTTAATACCTTTACGGGGTCAGAAACGTGCTCCAGCATTTCAGAACACCAGGCAAAACCAAATTCGCCATCTTCGAACTTCAGATCGTGGGCATCCATCTTTTGAACGCCGTCAGCTTCTTTGAGGTCGATGGCTACGTACTCGCCAAGTCCTTCGAGGAACTTCTTATAGGGTGTGGTTACACCAGCCCCAATATCGAGTACACGGCGCGGTAGACAAGTTGGCGGGATAAAGGATAACCGCCATGCCTGTACGCCTTCCATGTTCTTAGGCGCTTTGATACGTTTCTCAATATCCGCCAGTACCGGCGGCCAGAGTTCGGCGTAGACTTTCTCTTCGTCATATTCCATCGCCTTTTCGCGGGATGCCTTTTGCTTTTCAGCGATAGACCCGTCTTTTTTTGCTTGATATGCTTTCTCCAGTAGTTCCACAATCTCTTCCGGATGGCAGTTGAATTGCCATGAGGATTGTAGTGTCCATTCAGGAACGAGGTCTTTAATCAGCCAGCCAGAATCTCCAACGATTTCTGCCTGTGCCGTACAGTTCGTTGTGATGCAGGGTGTACCGGCCGCCATTGATTCAATCAACGGTATCCCGAAGCCTTCTCCTTTGGTCGGCAGCAGGAAAACATCAAGGACGGTATACATCCGGGCCATTGTTTCTTGCGGTATACCGATGGTTACTTCCGCCTGTGATGGGAATTTGGTAATGTCTTCGATATCCAGTACCTTGCGGAGTTTCATCAGGTCGATACCACGTTCATCCATCGGGTTAGTGTGCATGTAATAGATGATTTCGCCGGGGTGCATCTTTTTAAAGATTGATACCGCTTTCATACCGGCAGACCAGTTCTTGCGCTCGGTATGATTGGTGGCAACGGTGCCGATAACGAACTTATCCTGCCACTGGTATTTCTCACGTGCGAACTTCCGCGCTTCAGCATCCGGTTTAAATAATTCAGTGTTGATAGTATGGGGAATGTAATAGGATTCGATGCCGACTTTCTTTAATTGTTCCTGCCCGAACTTGGACATGGCAATCGGTTTTACCAGTCCGAGACTTTCCTTGAGAGTGTTGACAACCATATCCGGTATCGGGTCGTGGTCAATGGGAATCCAGGGAACGTGTTTGATGTTTTGGTCTAATCCCTTTAATACCCATTCGTCTACAAGGGTTAAGAATATATCGGCGTTCCAGTCAGCGTAGAACATTGTTGCATGTTTGATACCCCAATCTCCGGGATTGTTCGGATAAATTGGTATATTACCCCAATCTACTTTAGAACCGGCAAGACCGTAAAAGGCGAAAATAGCCATATCATGTCCCATCGCTTTTAAGCGTTGACAGGCTATAGCTGTCTGGCTACCATAGCCCGATGCTACGAATGGACTATTTGAACTCCAAAGTACGCGCATATTAGTTTTCCCCCTTTGCATGACATTCAGCACATTTAACACTACCCCATGAAGGGATACCGTTATAGGTTTTTATATATCCTGTACCGTTTGGAATATCTTTACCGCACTTTGAGCAAATCGTACCTAGCATAGGTTTGTTTACCTTTTCTTGCTTTCTAAATAATTTCTTGACCAAAGTTAGCATTTTATGATTTTCTCCTTTTCAATTTTTTTATCGGGGAAGCGAAGTTCATAACGCTTCGCCTCCCCTACTTTGGTCAAGTACCCGCCGGTATCCGGCAGGCACTCAACCGGGTTACTACCGTTTGTCGATAAGCCGTGCGGCAAGATTCTGGTTGAGCATCTTGACACCGCACAGAAGGTCGATGGAACACTCATTCTGTTTGTAGGTCTGGTTGTAACTCCAAACCACACGGCAAGAGAGGCCTTTGTAATTAACAACCTCCCCTTTTGAACCACCGACAGGCAAGGCCAGAGGCGCAGTCACGAAGGCCAGGGCGTTCTTGTGGAACGCTATGTTATCGCGGCCTGTTAACTGGAACGTGACTACCGAGGTATCGGCCATCGCTGTGATAACCGCCGGAGAGAAAGCTGTAACCGTGGCGATACCGGAAGTACCGGCAGTACAAGGGGCGGTCATAAAGTACCACTGGTCATACCCTGTGAACTTGAACGGCGTACCGATAGGTGCTGTGGAAACGGCAGCGGCAGTCGCTCCGGTTACCGTGCAGGAGGTTACACCAGCGGCGGCGGCACCAGTTAACGTGCCAGTACCAGCGGCGGTAGCATTGGCAAGCAGGAAGGAACGGGTCTGCGAAGGTATATTCTGGTCCATATAGGTGTTGAATCCCATAACCTCACCGATTTCTGCCTTGCGGAGAGCCTGGCCGCCATCACCCCTCTTATCGGCATTAAGGAACGAATCAAGAGAGATGTAGGCCGCTTTTGTTGCCGGATGCAGGACAAGCCGTCTGTCTCCCATCGGCACCTTTAGAATGTCCATAACGGCTGATAGATTGGCGATATCTGCGACTACCGGCGTGGAAGTAACGGGGTAATGTCCGGCGATGCCGGTGGCCATCCGGGAACAGATATCGGAGTCTACTGCCTGGGCGATAGCACGCGCGGCTGGCTGGATTGTTTCCTCGGATAAACTCACAATATCCGTGCTAAGCATCTGCGAGGATAACTCGAAAGTTACATCCCAATGCTTATCGAGGATAACAGCCACGCTGCCTTCAGTGATGCTTGAGGCGCCTACAGTTGAGGTAAAAGCCGTAGCTGTGAAGCTGGTCGGACTTTTTACGACTACCGTTGCACCCCGGCCTGACTGAAATTCACTGGAATAGCGTCTGTATACCAGGCCACCCATCACCATGTTGTTTTCGAGGGCGATAAGAAATTCCTTTGCAACATGCAAAGGGGTAATTATTGTATTAGTAACCACTTAGGCTACCTCCTTATTTATTTATAGCGTTCTTTGGCTTGCCTTTCATATTCTTCCATCGGCATTTCTGCCAACTGTTTCATGGAAGACTTGCCGGAATGTCCTCTACCTTCACCGGAATCAGGTTCGTTTTCTTCTTCAGTCTCTTTGGTTGCAGCAGTTTCGGTAGTAGGAATTTTCTCAAGTTTAACAGCCATCTTTTCCATTTTCTCCGCAGAGCCATCGGTAAGTTCGATGAGGTCTTTGTAATCAACTCCCTTATGCTTAGAGGCTATATCCTGTGCGGAACGCTCGATTTTCCAGGTGTTAAGCGCCGCCATATCATCGGCGTGTTCGGCTTTTTGCAGGGCGATTTCTGCCCGTTCTTTAGCCAGTTGCGACTGTGCATCTTTGATAGCCTTTTTAGCTTGGAAGTCGGAAAGAGCGTCAGGGTTACCCCTAACCCTCTCATACTCGGCCTCGTCTTTGGCTCGTTCAGCTTTCTTTAATGCTTCCTCGGCGGTGGTTGCCCGGGCATTTGCCTCTTCGATTGCCTTTAGAGCTTTAGTGGCAGTTGCCTTGGCTTCCGCAATCTGTTTGTCGAGTGCAGAGCGTTGAGTGCTGAACTTCTTTTCTACCTCATCCTCGGTGTAGACTTTTTGCTTTTTTGAATCCCTCTGTTGTTCCGCAGAATCCTGTCCAGTTTCCTGAATAGTATCCTTTTGGTTCTCTTTGGCATCCGTGGTCATTTTAGTTTCTCCTTTTATTTATTTAATATTTTTTAAGAGACGCCTGATGCGTTCTATCTCTTCAAATTTAGCATCCATCGGTGATAGCTTTTCAACCTCACCTTTTATCGGTTTGTATCCCTTAACATTTTCCAGCCAAGTTTCGAGTAACTCATTTTCAAGCCTGAAATTCTTACGGGCAGCATCCGTGGTCAAGAGTGCATATTTGATATACAATGCCCCCACTTCCCGGGAAGGTACTTGGTTGAAGTTAATTGCCTTGTGTCCTAACAGGCCAAGATATACTTTTTGATAGAAGTCTGGATGTTCCTGAAGATACCAGTCATCCTCATAGTAAGAAATGCTTTCGGGATATCCTTTGGGTATTCCGGCCGCTTCGATAGTGTAGTAATCAACATACCGCGCCATATATTCTTCAGGTACGTATGCTTTATACGCTGTCATCCTTAGCAAATCTGCGGGAGTCTTATTCGGATTTTCCAACAGAATATCATATTGCTCGGACGGTACTCGGTCAGGAACTTTCATACCTGTAGCAATAGCATAATCGAGGTTATCTATCAAGAATCTGTCACGCCGGTATCCAGATAACGGCAATTCATTGTACTCTACATATTTATTTACTAACTCGTCTGTAAATCCTTTTGAATACGCTTCCCTACGTCTGCGGTCAAGGCGGTATTCCTCGTGGCTGGCAAGATAATCCGCACGTTCTGTACCTGTAGTCGGCAAGGCATCATAAACCGCATCTTCTTTACGGTATTTAACATCAATGCGCCATCCGTCTATCTTGGTCTGGTCGATTTCCTGAAGGGCATTGTCTCCCCACGCATCAGACATGCGCCAAGTATTATAATCTGGATGGTCTACCCTATAGAGCATGGCTTCAGCGGATGTTGAGCCAAGACCCTCGGTATCGATTATCTTGGAGTATTCCAGATGCTCATTGATGATTGCATCGGAAGTCGGTTCGTCAATAGTGCCTTTCTCGATGGCATCAATCCGGTGCATATCCTCTACCCAATCTGGATTATCGGCTTTGAGTTTCTTTATCGCTTCCTGCCTGACTTTATCATCGGCAATATAGTCCGGGGAATCCTTATCGGAGTAGGAATCCACTTGGTCATATAAATCACGGTGCTTGATTTTCAATTCCAATGCTTCTCGCGGAGTGTCAACATCACCTAAAGGACTACCATTATCATTCAACCATTTAACGAGGTCAGGATTATCAATCCGTAACAGTTTATCCTCCCAACTATTCGCACCATATTTATCAACGATATCCTGCCGTTCAAAATAAGGCTTAACGATTTCTTTTGGCGGTAAGTACGGCTCAACAGCGCTGGCCGGAATGTCCCATTCTTTAACTAATTTCATAGCGGTATCGTATGCCTCTTTGGTTAGAATTTTCATCTGCCCAAAGATAGCCATGATACCGTTTTCTTTGGTATGAGATTGCCACCACTCATCCCTGGGATTCTCGGAAAGTTCGGGGTGTTTATCAAGAAATTCCTGTTGTTTCTTTTTATCAGTTATACCCCAATACTCGGTTAAAAGAGATAACTGGCTTTGGGAGATATTACCAAGATAGGCATTTTTAGTCCGTTCATCAGAATCAAATTCCTTTAGTTTCTCTGTATCCCCGGAGGCAACGATTTTCTCCCTATCTTGCCACATTTTGTAATAGTCAAAGACAGTTGGTCCCTTTGCCGGATCAATATTCATGGAGATTAACTTCTGATTCTGCAACAAATCCGCTTCTTCCTTCGCTTTTAGAACTTCGGCGATGGTTTTTATCCAAACAGGGAAACCTTTGCTTTCTGTCATAGTAGCAGGATCAACGCCTGTAAAATCTTTTGCCGTATCCGTCCATAAATCCTTAGTGTCGTAAACGTAACCTGTTACATCAGGATATTTTTCTATCCCAAGTTTACTAAAATTATCCTTCCAGTCACCAGAATATTGCTGGACACCAAACCCAAAGAAACTTAGTATCGTGTTGCGCGGGACATTCCCTTCACCTTCAGTAATGGCATCCATCATGTCCCCTATTGCCATCGGACCTACTCGGTCTATCCATTGTTTAATATCAGAGTAGTCTACATCCTCTCCGCTGAATGTTTTTTGATTCATGTATTCATTGATAATTGACATCAAAGGTGCCGATTTACCTTCAAGGAAATTGGTAAATAGATTGGTAAAATTGAGTGGGTATTCCTGTCCTGTTACAGAGGATTTGGCCATAGCCGTTTCACCAGTTAACGGCGCAGTCCCCAAGTCAAATATCCTTGATAGAAATGTTACGAATTGTATTACCCCGCCCCAAGGATCAATACGAGTATCACCAATTCTTATTTTCATAAAGTCGGCACTATTCCTGTCCAGTTCAACATCCCACCACCCCATTTGTCTACCAGCCATTACTAGGCCGCCAATAGTACCAGTAAATAAAATGGCGTCCTTCCATGCCTGTTTCCGAACATATGGGTTAGTAGAGAATAGATGACGGGGTGAGATTATCCTACCCCATGCGAATCGTGGAGCATAAAGAAGGTTGCCAAGTGCGGATGCTGCTGTTGAGAGTTTACCAAGTGAAGCCCTACCAGACCAATCGGCTAACATCTTGGCGTATTCTGTCATATTCTTATTGACATCGAATACCTCACCCACTTTAAGCTTTAACTCACCGGAAATGTATTTTTCCTGTATTCTTTTCTGCGCTTTATAGAAATCTTCAAAGCATCCCCATAAATGGGAGTTACAACCGCTTACGAAAGCCCTATTAGACCATTTAATCGTGGGAATCTTTGAGGTCAATCGTGGAATGAGTCTATCTTTAGTAAGATAACCGAACTCTTCAACACCTTTCCATTGTGCCGTACCTTTTGGCAAATCAAAGGGACGTAAGAAATCTGTACCCACCGCTTTTTGTATCTCATCGTAAATCGCATACAAACGAGAATGAGTTATGCCTATCCATGCGGCTTCGGCACTTTTTTGGCTGAATAAACCCTTCCATGCGGTGATATTGGATAAAGCAAATCGCTTGGGATGTCCAGGTATAAGAGGCATAATCTGCCGCCAGTAAGACATATCTACGGAAGATTTCATGGCCTTGATAAAGCCGCCGATATCCACTGGCGACCATGCCATTTCTTTTAAGACTCTTATAATAGAATTTACTGCCGGTTCCGGCCATAATGGAACCTGTTTTATAGCGTCTTTTATCGGCGCCTCAAAAGGTGTAACATCAGGGAATGGTTTAAGGATATTCTTAGCGATAGCGTCTTGAAGTAAGAACTCATCCTTGGTAATTTCGCCCTTGGCTAATGCCGTTTCCAAACCAAGTTTGTCTTTGGCATATATCTTTTCGGCCGCGGTGCGGATATCCTTAATCATCTCCGGTGTCCAACCCTTATTAGTCAAGCCTATCTGTTCGCCTTGTACATTAAAACCTAACTCATCAGGTTTACCACCAAACTTATCAAGG